ATCGGCTGCCAAGAAGATCAATGTAGCTGCGCTCATACATGCACCCTCGACTGAGGCAATAATATGAGCCTCAGTCTCGGCCAAACATTGAAGGAATTGAATCGTAGTAAAGAGATTTCCACCTGGAGAATTGATGTGAATCTTAATCGCGTCTGATGCCCGAGTGCTACGAATCTCCTGAAACCAATCTGCGTAATCGCTCGGATCACCGACTTCATCCGAGAGGTAATATTCATAGAACTTACCGTAGTCGTTCGAATAGGATTTACTATCCGTCGCCTTGAGTAGGTCGATCAACCCATTGTTTGTCTTTCGAAAGATTTTTTTATTAGAATGCATGTCCAAATAGTTTTTGTTTATTATAGAATTGAATCGCCTCATCAAGTCCTTTAGTCCATTTATCTCGATGCTGTCGAAAGATTATGTGATTTGGATCGGCATCGACGACCATGATGGTGATCAGATTGACGATCGGAGTTCCTGTTCTCTCTTCATACATTATGGCATAAGCAGCTTCTTGCATAAAGTAGTTCTCGATCTCTTCCTCTGATTTTCTCCTCGAACTCGTCTTAAAGTCAATTACGCTGAGTTTCCCATCGAATTCGGCGATGAGGTCTACGCGACCAGCGATGCCAAGATGATCAGAGTAAAGTGGGCATTCTTGAAGAATGACTTTTCCGATATGTTCATCAAGCACCTTCTGAACGGTCTTAAAGGACTGAATTACATGAGGCATCTCGTCTTCCTTAAAGATCTCTTCTTCATTATTCAGATACTTCTCGGCCAGCAAATGTAAAGCGGTGCCACGAGAACATGCATGACGAGTGATTCGATTCGCCTCTTCTTCACCTACTCTCTTTCGCCATTCGATGATGGCTTCTTTTCCCTTGGCTCCGAGGACAGTAGTGATTGAAGGATATTTCTTACCCGAAGGTGTGAGGTATGTCCTTCCCTTTGCCGAGCTCTCATCGGAAAGATCTTCGTACCCTAACGAGACGGGTTCATGAACAAACGTCTTATTACGAGTAAAAGTAGGTTTAGCAGAAGTAATGATCATAGTGAATCCCAGTCAATGTATTCGGAAGGGTGATCCCGAGACTTAGTGTCTCGTTGACCCTTCGAGGGTTTTGTGCCCTTAGTATTTTTGTGTGTATTGATGTATGAATCTTCGTAGTAAGCTTCGTGTTCTTTTTTGCGTTGCTTAAACGAGGAACTGTTGTTTTTCCGGCTCTTGCCCATCTTTTTCTTCTCTTTCTTGTATTTCTCTTGTCATAATATAGTCACGAACAATTTGTGATCGGACGATATCTTCCCAGGTAAATTCAATATGCTTAAAGTAATTCAACTTATCGATGATGCGAAAGAACTTAAGGATGCCCTTACGATCGTTGTTTTTGGAGAAATCTGATTGATAATAATCTCCGGCAAAAATGATACGAGTATTATCACCGATACGAGTCATGATCGAGTCAAGTTCATGAAAATTGCAGTTCTGACACTCGTCGACTACGATGACCGAATTATTCAAAGTGATGCCGCGGATATATGAAGTCGTAATGAAACGAATCGCACCCTTCTTGACTAGTGTCTCCCAAGCTTTTCCATCACCAAATAGGTCATTGACGATACTGATGTAAGGTACGGTATAAGCGGCTTCTTTTTCTCCTTGAGTACCGGGTAAAAATCCCATATCACGAGTAGGGACCACTGAACGAACGATCACCAATCTCTTCTTGAATTTGCTCTTGATCACTAGCTCCAATGCCTTCGCCAAGGCGATGAATGTCTTGCCGGCACCGGCTGAACCAGAGAGGATTACATTATGATCGCTATCAAATGCCTCGAAGAACTTTTGTTGAGATTCGGTTAAGGGATCAATCTTCTTAAGATTGAGCGCTATCGGACGGGCTACGGTTTCTTTCGAGAGCTTCTCGACGATGTTGATTTTCTTTTTCGGTGCTGCTGGTTTTGCCATTATCGTGTTTCTAAACTGTTGTCGCGACCACTTGCTTTTTTGATCTTACCTAAGACGTCATTCCAGCCAGAACCTGCCCGCTGAAGGACCGTCTTTCCTCCTTGATATGATATCGCCAAGGAAGCTACTCCTCGTTTAACGCAATTCGTCTTGCTACATTGCGGGCACGGCAGAGCGATCGGAGCATCACGATCATTCATAAACTGTGTTTCTTCCCAACGTGCATTGCATTCAGTGCAAAAGTAATCGTATCTCATATTGTTGTAATAGATTTATATTGAAACCATGAAGGAACCGGGCGTTTGGTCCATACCATCTTAAATCGATCCTGTTTCGTCTGATAAAATTCACGATAGGACTTGACTGGATTCGATTCATCCATACATTGAGGCGTACTCTTCATGGCTAGTTTGAATGGTGTAAGTGCAAGTTTGCGATTGATGCTCGAGGGAAACCATTGAAGGGTGTTTCGAAGCTTCTGATCGGTGGCATGAACCTTACCATATCGATGGGTATATTCGTCACAGAGTGCACAAAATAGTTTGTAGTGCCATTCGTAATTAGCGGCGCACTCACGCGTCCAGACGCTCGAAGGATGATTAAGGTGAGCTACCTTATAGAGTGTATCATCGGAATGTTGCCACTGTCTAGATTTTCTGCCATTTCGAACGACGGTGTGCTCTACGCCATCTAAGACGCGATGAGCAGTCGAGAGCATCTGAGCAGCCTCGACTATCATCTTGACGACATGTTTGTCGCAGTGATATCGGGCAGCAGTTTCAGGACAATTGTCAAGTGCGAATATATTCATGATAAAAGGATCCTATACTGAATCAGGGTCAATGTAAATGCTTTTTTTCTAAAAAATGAATCGAATCAATTAGAGTCTTGAGCTTAATCTTGAAGAAGGGTATTCTCTCAAGGGCTCCTTCCTTCTCGAGTCGAAGGATGAAGTATTGAGTCTCGTTTAAGTCTTTTTTTAGGCGATCTAATTTAGAAATTAGTAGCATCAAGCATATTTATTCCGAGAGCAAATCCGGGAATGCTTTCTTGACCAACTTCGTAGTCAATGCCGGGAATAAATCCGAGAGCGTCTTGTCTTTCATGGCAATGACAATCTCTGCGTCCGAAGGATGAATCGATTCGAGTAACTGGATGAAGAGCATCTCTTTTCTCATCTTCGGAAGTGGATTTCCTACGACTAGATTACCAAGCATCTTAATGGCATTATCGATTCGCGCCGGTTGCAATCCTGCTGGACCTTGATCTTTTTTATACGGCGGTGATCCCTCTGGAAGATCGATCTTAATCCGTGCCTCAAAGTTTCCTTGAAGAAGGGTCTTTATTGAAAAGGATTCGTTCTCTTGTAAGATCTTTACTCGAGCAGCCGGAGTTTTTGCCAATGCAACTTTCTGAAAGACTTCGTGCGGCAATAAGTTTGATTTTGGTTTTGCAATCATATTTTATATATCATGAGAAAAATTCAGAGGCACAACCAATCAGGAGGTTGCATCGTTTTGAGATTAGATAATTCAGCACCTTCGAATTGCCTTTCGCAATGGAGGCATTATGACCGTCAGTGATCTCCTTCTTAATTTTTTCAGGGATATATGCCAGATCGATCAATTGGCGATTACGAACGAAGTTACGATAGACCTCGGAAGGCATAGATTCTGCCAAGGTATTTCGAACTAGGGTCCATTCGGCGATCTTCTTTGCTGTGAGCGGGGTCTGACGACCACCAGAGGTAAACACATCATCCGCAGATAATACATTGGGTACACCATCGGAACTGTCACCCTTCAGGATATGCTCGAAGAGATACGAAGAAGGATCCTTATCAGTCACAAGTTTCTTCGTCATCGGAGAAAACTGTCTGACGTTGTCATACTTCTGGAGCTGAATGAAATCTTTGTCCGCCGAGACAATCATGACATCCTCATGTTGCCCGAACTCTTGAGTAGATTCGACTAAGGTAGCGATGATGTCATCTGCCTCGACATTATCGAAGCAGAGTACTTCATAAGGCATAAACTCCTTGATTTCTTCGCGGACAAGATTCATGATACGAAAGACTTCTGTCCAGTCATGACCACTAGTGCCATCTTCTCGGTTCTTACGGCGTGAAGCTTTATATTCTGGATAGACATCTCTACGCCAGGATCCTCCATCGCATACGACGATAAGTTTGCCGTACTTATCCCGAAACTTCGTATTATACATGCGAAGGGTGTTTAGGATCATGTGACGAATTAGGCCTTCGTCTAGTTTTTGGTTCTTATTCTGGGAAAGCATCGTTCCCATACAGACGCCGCTAAAGTCGAGTAGTATCATTAGGGGTTATTCTACCACATTTTCGGGGATTTGTACATTCTTTTTTTGAATGAATTTCATCAGGTGGCGTCGAGTGACCTTGACCGCGATCCAATCGTTGTAAAAATTAGCATCCAAGATCGCGTCCAGGGCAAATTGCTCCTTGGCCTCGAGATAGGCGCACTCGGATTTTGAGGCGCAAAGGTGAATGATTTCCTTCTCAAAGTTCTCGGCACCGAATTCCTTG